AAGACATATTAAGGATGAAGAAAAATCCAAGATGCTTAATCATGGTGTTTGGTTAGCTGAGGGGCAGAAAATAAAGCCGGATGGGACCATAACGGGCAAGCGGCCAAAAACCACTAGAGCGGGCTTTTGGTTCAATGCATTATATTCTCCGTGGGTTTCATGGAGCGATGTCGCTGCAGAATTTATACGATCAAAGGGTTATATTGAACTTCTGATGAATTTTGTCAATTCATGGTTAGCCGAACTCTGGGAGGAAAAGGCAGGAGAATCAAAGCCTGAGGTGCTTATTAAATTAGCTGGTGAACATGAGGAAGGAGTAGTGCCTCCTGGCGCATTAGTTCTTACAGCCGGCGTAGATGTGCAAAAAGACCATTTTTATATAGTTATACGAGGATGGGGTTATAGCGAGGAGTCATGGCTTATCAGGGCTTGTCGTGTGGAATCATGGGAAGATATGATTGCAATACTTTTTAGAACAAAATATCCAAAGGCGAAGACAAATATAAAGGGAGTTGAGCCGCTAAGTGTTAGGTTAAGCTGTATTGATTCAGGATATAGGACTGATGAGGTCTATGAGGTTTGTAGGCAATGGAGGGATGTTGCGAGGCCAACTAAAGGAAGGGACCATATAATAACTTCTCCATATAAGGTTAGTAGTATTGATAGGCATCCTCAGACGGGAGCAATAATTAAAGGCGGATTGTCTTTATTTCATTTAGACACTTCGCATTATAAAAACAAAATTAATCGCATAGTACATGCAGAGCCAGGAGATCCTACTCAGTGGCATTTATTTAAAAATCCATCTGAAGATTATTTAAGACAATTCTGTGCTGAGCATAAAAAAATAGAGCGTGATCGTAAAACCGGAAGAGCTAAAGAAGAATGGACATTGATATCTCCGGGCGCGCCAAATCATTATCTTGATTGCGAGGTAGGAGCTATAGCAGCAGCGGATATGCTGCATGTATCTGCAATGAGAGAAGAAGAGAAGCAAGAGGTATATCAACCAAGGAAAAGCAATGGTTTTATAAATGGAGAACAATCAAACTGGATCAAACGGGGTAATAAAAATTGGCTGAATCGTGGGTAGGAAGGAAAAAGGGATGGTTAGACGGGGTTAAAACCAGAAGAGAAAGGGAGAACAAGGAAGAACCAAAGCCCGTTGGAAGACCGCCAACAGAAGATATTGAGTATGGAGTATTATATTTTCCTATTAGATGCCCTAAATGTAACAGCAAGAATGTAAGATGCCATACAAGTAAACCGCCTATACGATATCATATATGCAAAGACTGTAAATATCGATTTAAGTCTGTCGAAACCGACCCCCCCGAGTAATTATTCCTATAACATAGGAACGACCCCCTTTTTTTCTATTGACATATAATATATAGTTTAAAAAAGAGGAAAACTATGGCAGCTACCAAGCAGGAAATGCTGGATGCGGTTAATGATGCAATATATGCTCGTCTTAATGGGGGAGCTGTGGATTCATATTCAATAGGCGGACGCAACTTACAATACATATCACTTAAAGACCTCATGGATATGAGGGCAGGATTACAGGCAGAGGTATCAAGTGAGCAAGGGACTCGCAATTATGCGGGCTTTAAGGATCCATCATGAGTGTTATGCTTAAAGAAACCCCAAAAAAGAAAACAACTTTTTCAGAAAAGGTAGATGGTTTTATAGGTTTTTTCTCTCCACGCGCAGAAGCGCATCGCAAAGCATATCGTCAGGCTTCAAAACTTGCTTTTAGTTCCTCCTATAAAGGTGCTAGGAAAAACAGGTTGAACTCGGATTGGGTTCCTGGTGGTGGAAGTGCTGATGAGGACCTACTCTCTGCTTTACCTGAATTGCGCGAAAGAAGTAGGGATTTAAACCGCAACAATGGGATTGCTGCGGGAATTACAACAACAATGACTACAAATGTTATTGGTACTGGAATAAAACCTCAGTCAAGGGTGGATAAAGATAGTTTGGGAATAGATGATAAAACGGCGAATGAATTTCAAAAGAGAGCAGAACGAGTATGGGAAAAATGGCTGCCTTATGCTGACTCTACAGAGAGAATGAGTTTTTATGAAATTCAAAAATTAGTTGATAGGCAGATACTAGAGAATGGCGAGGCAATAGTTCTTCCATTAAGATTAAAGGGCAAAAATAGACCATATAAGCTGGCGTTAGAAGTGATAGAATCAGATAGATTAGCTACTCCATTGGATAAAAGAGGCGATAAAAAAATCAGAGATGGCGTTGAAATCGGGGAAAGAGGACAACCTGTTGCTTATTATATTAGAAAAACACATCCAGGGGATATGGCATTGAGGCTACGGACTCCAAATTCTAATGAATTCACAAGAATACCAGCAAGAAATAAGCTTGGAATGCTCAATGTTTTCCATCTTTATTCTGTTTTAAGGCCTGGGCAAACCCGTGGAGTGCCTTTCTTCGCACCTGTAATGACAATGTTTAAAGATCTGGCTAGTTATATGGAAGCGACATTAGTTACAGCCAGAATTGCAGCTTGTTTTTCTATATTTATAGAAAAAACCAATCCTTATGATGCGGCTTATAATGCACCAGGTAAAACCAATGCGAGTGGTCAGCGTGTCGAAGAAATAGAACCAGGGCTTGTTGATTATTTAGCACCAGGAGAAAAAGCGACAAGTCTTAAACCTGAACAACCAACAGGAATGTTTGATCCATTTGTAAATAGAATGCTTAGATCAATAGGCGCAGGATTAGAATTGCCCTATGAAGTGACCGCAAAGGATTTTTCAAAAACCAATTATTCAAGCGCAAGAGCCGCTCTATTGGAAGCGCGTAGATATTTTATATGCAGACAAGTATGGCATGCATCCAGATTTGGTCAACCAACGTACGAACTACTTTTAGAAGAGGCTTTTTTAAATGGTGAATTGCCAATTAAAAATTTTTACGAGAAGAGGCTTGATTGGCTAAGAACTAAATGGATTGCTCCGGGTTGGTCATGGGTAGATCCTCTCAAAGAAGTCAAGGCATCTAAGGAAGCCATTGACAATAATATTTCAAGTTTGGCTGATGTTGCTGCCAGCCAGGGAAAAGACTGGGAAGAGATATTAGAACAGAGGGCAAGAGAAGAGAACAAGAGAAAGGATCTTGGATTAACAAGTCCGGAAATCGATCCAGAGAATGAAAAAGAAGTAGAGCAGATAATCAAGGATGGAGATGAAGAAGAAAAAGACGGCAAATAAACCAGAATCTAAAATATTAAAGATTATAACATTGGCTGGGAATATGATGGCTATGCCTAAAAACATTATTTTGAAATTAAAAATAGGGGGAGATAAGAGAAATGAAAAATAAACTATTTCGGTCCGATGTAACTCGGGGCATGGAGGACGGGAAGATAGATAGAGAAAAAGGAATTATTTATGGTTTTAAGGTCGTAGAGTTAGGAGTGACAAAGGATAGACGTGGAGAATTTGACGAAGAAAGCTTGAAGACAATTATCAAACTTGGAAATGCGTCAAAAATAGGAATAAAATCAAGATATGGTCATCCTAATATGAGCAATACTGCGTTTGGAACATTTCTTGGAAGAGTCAGGGATTTTAGGTTAAGTGATAATAGCAAAGCAGTATTAGCAGATGATCACCTGGATAAAACTGCGTATAAAACTCCGAATGGAGATTTAGCTAATTATGCAATGGATTTAGGAGAAAGCGATCCAGATGCTTTTGGGTCTTCTATGGTGGTTTATTGGGATGAAGAATATCGCAAGGAAGAGGATGGTAGTCTATCAAAAGACGAAAAAGGAGAGACATTAGTACCTTTAATAAGACCTAAAAAATTGACAGGAGTTGATATTGTTGATGATCCTGCTGCAAATGAGGGGATGTTTGGAAATTTCTTTAGTGATAGTGTTAAGTTGTCAGCAGGGATGACAGAGTTTTTAGATAAATTTCTTAGTAACCCCGATGCGATAGATAAAACGATAAGTTTTCTGCAGAGATATGCAAACAATCGGGATGAATTTGCAGAAAAATTCAAATGTTCTTGTATTAAGTGCGGTCATAAAATGGAATCAGAAGAACATTGTAATATCTTAAAATGTTCTGAATGCGGGGGTCAGATGAGAAGAGAAGAAAGGCCTGGCCCGGGACAAGAAAAACAAAGTAAAAATCAAAACAAAGGGGAGGTGAAAGATATGGAAATGAGCGAACTAACGCTGGATACATTAAAAGCA